GAAGATTTCATACACATCTACCTTTAAAAGTATAGTGGAGCCAACAGACTTAGAGGCCGCCTCAGAATGGTGCTCTGAGTTTAGAGACGAACTCTTAGTGCTGATCCGGCGGTACATACCCTTTGTCTCGGAAATCCCTCTTCATCAGGGGATTTCGTGGGAACCGACTTGGAAGTCTTTACCCACACATCGGAGAGTGAACCAGTTGATGAAGGAGGTCTTGGCAGAGAAGTTGAAGATCGGCCCTCGGGTCGTTTCATGCTTTCCTGCACTCTTATTTGAGATGAACGCGTTCTCATTTTTAATGGAACGTGTTCATGTATCAGAGGGTCACTGGTCGCAAGGTTGTTTGTGGCCCGCGTGTACTAGGTTTGCTTTGGATCCGGCAAGCACCGCTTTAACAAACTGGTGTTTAGATCAGTTTGAGCGGGTTACTGGTCCTCAGCTACCGACATACCACGAGTTGCAAGAACCCCCGATTTGTGGTCGTTTGGGTCAGTCGATTGAGGGTGGGGGCAAACGTAGGATATTCGCCATTGGTAACTATGTGAACCAACGGTTGTTAAAGCCCGTGCACGATTGGTTGATGGCGGTTCTCCGTCGGATACCAACCGATGGCACTTTTAACCAAGAGCAACCCTTGGATCGCTTGGTGGGCGAAGTCAATTGCTTTTCCTTTGACTTGAAGGCTGCGACGGACAGATGGCCGTTGCAGACGATGTTCGAGGTTTTGCAATGCCTCTTTGATCGGTCTTTCGCATCATCGGTACGATCGGCTTTGGCCTTGAACCTTTTTGAGGTGCCTTTTGTAAGGCGGCCAAACTCGGTTGTATCCTTTGTGTGTGGCCAACCATTGGGGTACTACTCCTCGTGGCCCCTCTTCGCACTATCCCACCACGCTATGGTGTGGTGGTGTGCCGAAAAGGTATACCCGGGTGTTAAGTTTACCCGGTATGGGATTCTAGGCGACGACGTGGTCATTGCTGACCGTAAGGTCGCAGCCATGTATGAGCAAACTCTGTCTCGTATCAATGTTGGTATATCATACCAAAAGTCACTGATATCTGACACTGGTGCTGCGGAGTTTGCAAAACGGTTGCGGGTACGCGGCTTGACGAAGGACATAAGTCCTGTCTCTGTCCGCGCTTTATTAAACTTCTACAACCCATTTGGGCTTTTGGCACTAGGTCTTCGCTATAAATGCAAAAGGCTTAGTACCTTGGCTCGGATTGGAGGGTGTGGTTACAAGCAACTGGCAAAGTTTGATCGCCCGGCTCAGTTTAATGTTAGACTGGCTAGGCTTCATTCAATGCACTTGGCGGCCCTTCTAGGCCGGGAGACATTGGAGCTCTGGCTTGGAGGAGGCCTACCGCTGAACCCTTATCTGAGGCAGGTGGTCTGGAAGAAACTAACAGATCATCTACGTCCGAAAGAATTAAGGCGGGCCCCGGAAGAGTTGTTCGTTACTCCTAAGGTAGATACCTTTCAAGAGTACACAACCCTTCGCAGTTGGGTCTCTCAGTGGACCAGGTATTGTCACTGGTACTATACTGTGGCACTTGACCCTTGGGTTAAGCTGGGTAGTCTATTCGATGGACCCGTCTGCACTACTACATGGCAGGCCACCGAGAAGGATGAAACACTCCTACGGTTTGGAATGTTATGGAAAATGTATGATTTGGTTCGTCGTCTCGGTTTCGGATACAGACCACCAATTCTGTCATCTGATCCGTCCGGTGAGCAATCACCTGGGTGGCTACTCGGTGGGAGAGCTGGTAGTAATTTTCTTGTCCAGTCCCGAGGCCTTGTTCAGCCCCGGGCTGGGAGGGGGGTCGTGGTCCCTGGCGTGGAATTAAATCCTGCCAAACCCGACCCTCGTCTGACGCTTGTCCACTATAAGACTTTGGGCGTCTCTGATCGCCAAAGTGTATTAGACTTCGACCGACCGAGTTGGCCCAGAGTATGTAGTGACGTCAGGGCGGCCAAAATCCCCTGCCGGACACTCGAAGACGAGGCCGGTCTATGAAGAAACTGTGGTGGATTTGGCAACCATCATGGGGGTTTCTAATACATAAGGAGGG